TTCTGTTGCCATCTACATCTGCATAATTCCATACTACAAGATTTTTAACTGGGTCAACTGCTGCACTAATTGTATCTATTTTTGTTAAGTCAGCATTATCAAAGAAAAATCTATCTACTTTTTCTAACCCTATGTTTGTTACTGTTTGCCCATCTGTAGAATACCAACCATCATCTGACAAAAAGAAAGTAATGTTTCCATACCTAGCAACAGAGTTACCCTCTAAACAACCTAGTCCACTAGAAATAGTATCAAATTGAAAGAATAATGGTGAGCCAACATAAGAAGCTCTAACTATAGATTTTTCTAATAATACAACACCAAACTCACCACCTGTTATTGCTTGAACATTACCACCATCAGGAATTATTTGATAATCACTTTGGCTTGTAGCTCCAGAAGTCCAATCTGTTTCATCATTAATATCTGACCATTGCACTTTATCAGGGTTAGAACCTGCTGCAATATTCCCTGAAAAAACAAAATCACGAACTACAGCAATGTCTTTAGCTACAGGAGCTGCTGCTGCTACATCTGCAAATGCAGAAGAAACACCTATTGTCCATGCTTGTATTTTAGAATTGTCGTTACAAGCTAAAACTACATTGCCAAATTGCTCAAATCTCCAAGTGCCATTTCCACCATACCCACCTGATTTAGATACATCTGCTAATGCAAGTGTTGCAATATTTAGTTTAAATAACTTTGTAGCACCACCTGCAAATACTTCTACATTAGCTCCAAATTTAGCTACAAATATATTGTTAATATTTTCACTGGCAGCGTTAGAAAAATCTTCTGCACTAGGAAAAGCACCATAACCAATACCCAAAGGATATACATTTTTTGCATCATTTAAACTACCTGCGTTTGCAGGTTGGTCTGGTAACCAGTCTGTAAATTGTAATCTTTTTGTTGTCATTTATTAATCCCTATTTAAGAGCCACTTCCTGTACCTGTTGCAATTAAACTAATGTATTGTAATGTTACTTGCCCATTACGATTACTTGTGCTTTTACCACTGTAGTAACCACTACCTGTAATAGATTGACTGCTAGGAACATAATTTTGAACAGAGTAAAAGTTTTTAGAGCCACCTGTACCACCACCTGTCCTTGAACTAGCAGTTCCCAATGTAGAGGTCATGTTTCTAGGGTTGTTAATAGATGCCCACCATGTAGGTGGCACATCAACATTCATTGTAGTGTAAAGAGGGAATCCTGTAGTAAGTTGTGCTGTATCAAAGTATGTACTTAAAGCTACAGTTGGAACAGTAACGCTTGAAGAATAACCTGAACGAGATAAAGTGCCTGTAAAAGTAACTCCTCTACCCCTAGCATCTCCTAATGAAGTTTGGCTACTATCAGTTCTATTGCCACAAAATGCTCTAACATGATTTTCATTCATAGTAGTTGTTCTTGTTGTTGACATTCCTACATTTGAATTTATGTCAGTAAGAGAAATTGCTCCACTTGAGGGTAATCTACCTGCCATTTTCAATCTCCAAAATTCTATTATCTATACTATCTAATAAGGTGTAAGTTATTGAGCTAGTTTGATTGTGATAAAGAGCAACAACATCTTTTATTAAATTTTTTAAGTAAGGCAAATTATCAAAATTATCTTGAAAATCTTTTCTATACTCTACTGATGTTTTCATTAAATAGTACCAAAAGCAGTTACATTTCCAACAACAGTTAAATTACCACTTGAATCTACTTTCATTTTACTTGTGCCACCATACTTAAATATAAGAGTGCTTCCAGATTGAACAACAGTCCAATCAGCACCAATACCTAATGTTGTGCTGCCAGTTACAGTAGTTCCTGTTATAGCAGTTGCAGATATAGTTCCACCTGATGTTGTCAATGAAGATAAACCAGTTATTGTGCCACCTGTTATATTAACTGCATTAGAATTTTGTGTAGACATAGTGCCAAGACCTAAATCTGACCATTCAGGAGTATTACCAGAACCTAATGATTTTAAATATTGACCAGAAGTTCCAGATGCACCATCAAATGTAAGATTGCCTGTAACAGCTAATGTGCCTGAAGATGTAATTGTGCCAGAGCTAGTCCAACCATCACCACTAGAACCATCTTGCCAATTTTTAATTTGTGCCATTGTTTCACGAATTGCATTATTAATGGTACTGGGTGGGCAGCCCTCATTTATGTTTATTGAGTTTATGTCAGTATTGTTAGCTGCAACACTGTCCCATTGTGATACTTTAGTTTTTGCCATTTGTTATCCTCGTCTTAACCATGTATTAGTTCCTACTGGAACATCTGTCCATTCTTCACCTAGTATTGTTCCTAACGCTACTACTGTTCCTGCACCACTAATAGAAGCATTAGCGTGTCTTGTTATAGAAGTTCCTGCTGTTAATGTTGCTACTCCCTCTACACTTGCAGTTCCTACAGCAGTAAACCCACCGATTGCTTGAACTGTAGCTACTCCAGAAATACTTGCTACACCTAATGCAATATTTAATCCTTCAGCAGTTAGCGTTGCTACTCCACTGATACTTGCATCAGCATCAATAATAGAACCTGATAGAGCAACAGTTAATGTTGCACGACCAGTAATATCACCCTCACCAAATGCTACATAAACAGCATTAGAAGTAACAGTAGCAGTTCCTGTAATAGAACCTGTTGCGTTTTCAATAAGACCTGCTAATGAAGTAACAGTTGCTACACCACTAATACTTGCATCACCAAATGTTATTCTTATTGCATCTGCTGTTAAAGTAGCAGTTGCACCTATAGATGCAGCACCAATTAATGTTTTACCTGCTAAAGAGCTATATGGAGACTCTGAAAATGCACTTATTCCAAACATTATTTATCCTACCTCGACAATGAGTTTTTAAAAGGGTTTTCGGCAAATGCCATGTAAAAGTATGTTTCAGCATTTTGATTTATATTTGCTCCTGTGCTTCTTGGTTTAAAGCCATTTGATAATATATCAATTTGTTGAGATGTTTGTTCTGCACCAGATGAATTTGGATTTAATCTATTAGTTGCTACATTATAAGTATCTCTAGCAGCATCATAGATAACCCATTCATCAGCAATAGAAATAACTTTTATTAATACAAATGCAGGTTTAAATCCTGTATATACAAATGTTCCATCAGCAGAGCCATTACCTGTGTATGTACCAATTTTACTATATCCTTCTACTTCTGCAAAACAATAAGCAACATGGCTGTTTGTATTTCCATTTGCAGATGAGTTTGTGCTTAAATAAAATTGACTGCTATTAGAAAAACTAGAATACATATTACTATTTGATACTTTTGCACTGGTACTATTTAATATAAGATAAAAACTTCCACCAAACAAAGTAGAGTTAGCAGGATTGACTGCCCAATCTACAGCACTATCTCTGTTTTTAATTATTATAATTGATGGTGTAACACCTAAACCATGTCCTACACTTGCTCCTGATGTAGCATTACCTGTATAGGTAACAATACTAAATCCTGCTGTTGGGTTAGCACTTACTGATGATGTTATTGTTCCATCAGTATTAGATACTGAAGCTCCTCCTCCTTTCCAATGCCAACCTACATAAGTAGAGCCATTATTATTCATAGCAGCAAGTCCACCAACAGAAAATCCATCTGAATTAAATGCAACTTGTGCTCCTAATTCAAGTGCAGCATCAGTGTTATTACTAATTAAAAGACTACCTGCTCCTCTTACAGTGTCTAATAACAGATGGTTATATGCTGCACTCCTACTTTTTATCCATAAAAAATCAGGTCTAAAATTACTTCCAGTTACAGCTTGTGAAGAACCATTACCTGTATAAGTAAGAGTATTAAAATAATTTCTACCATTTATAATAGTAGAGTCAGGTAAGTTAAATGTATTTATTTTTTTAAATCCTGTAGGTGGTGTGTAGGTAAATGGCTGTTGACCAAAGTTTACTGTCCATGTACCTCCAGCTACATAAACAAACGGAAACATTTTAGTACCATCTGTTAAATCATATGATGGGTTTGCACCACTTGCAGGGTCGCCATCTGTTCCCCAATCTGCTGCATACCAAGTATTATCTCTACCAAAATAATATTTAGCTGCATCAAAATCTATAGCTACTTGAAATGTAGAGGTTGTATTATTTAAGTTTGCACCTAAAGCTGTGTTAGTAGTTTGTACAATTCTATAAGCATTACTATTGTTTAAATAAAAATAGTATTTATTAGCTTCATCAGAGTAAGCTGATTCTACTTTATTAGTATCTGTTCTAAATCCTAAACCCAATACTGCATTTACAGCCATCTTACATTCAAAATAATACTTGCCTGTTGTAGGCATAATTGTAGGAAACATAGTTGCATGATTTGATGCGTTAGATGCTTTTAAATTTCCGTCAGTCATTGTAGTGTTGACTGCCATATTGTTAGGATTTAATGTAGCAAAGTTACTTGTATCTTCATCTGTTAGTGTAGGTACATCTGGCATCAAATCATAAGTAGCATCACCACTAGATGTATCTATATTATTTTCAGTAAAGTTATTACCATTGCCAGAGTTATCTGTACCTCTACCTTTTAGATAAAATCCATTTGTACCATAAGAACCTCTATATCTTTTAGGTTGCCATACACCAGTATCTTCATTATATTCACCAAAATCTGTTGGTGCTAATGCTTGACCATCTACGTTGTTTATTTCTGTTAAATAACCATCTATATATTTATTTGTATCTCTTGTATCTCTACCAATAGAATGTGCAACAGTGTTATTCCAAGCTAGGTCAGTATCTTGTGCTAAAGTTCCGCCAACATCAACAGTGTGGTCTGTATTATTAATATATACTTTTACTCTATTAGCTGAAGATGCTTGAGTAGTATCTATTTTTAAAACTACATGATACCAAGCAGAGGGGTCACGAAAAACAGCAGCAGATGTAGAGCCAGTTGTGTATACCCCAAAATAAATTTGGTCACTTGAACTAAACTTTAATTCAAAATACCCATTATTGTCATTACCCCCATGAGCAGTTATTAATTTTTGCTCTACTCCTAGCGTTCCTCTTTTAACCCACATAGAAACAGTAAATGTTTTGCGATTACCTGCACTAGATGGAGTTCTACTTAAATAAGCATTAGCAGATGCACGAAAGCGTAAGCTGTTGTCTAGGGTATAACCAGTAGCACTGTTAGATGCTGCTCCGACTAATAATGGCATTATGAAACTCCTAGAGTTTGACCTTGCTCGTAGAGATTTGTCCCATCAGACCTGAAGTTAAAGAAGTCAACTGCATTAGCTACTGTAGATAAGGTAGGAGCAGTTGCTGCGTTCCATTTAAATATAGCGTTCCATGCTAAAGTTCTTGACCCTGTACCATCTTGTGTAACTTGTATACTATAAAAAGCACCATCTTCTAAATTAGTTGGTGCAGCAACAGTTCTGTTTCCTGCTAATGTAACTTTTGCTACCTGTCCAGAATCTGTGTCCCAATTAATAGTAGCTGCATCAGTAAGTGTTAGCGTAGGAGAAAATCCTTGACCATTGACTTGTAGATTAAGTGAGTTAGTTACATTTTCCCCACTTAATGTTCCGTTTCCGTTAATTGATAATGCCATTATTTATTCTCCCAGTTCTGTTCATTCATTACTGTAATTAATTCTTCTACATTTTTAGCACCTGCAATAGCTGTTTCTAGTCTATTAGATTCAGCAACTACATGAGCTCTTTTGGCAACAACATCTTTAGGAATGGCTACATCTCTTTCTGTTTTTCTAGTTACATACCAATCAGTTTGTGCAAGTATAGAACCTGCTGTTTGATTTACTTGGTTTGTCATTTGATATTTTAAACCATGTGTTACTAATTTTTCATCTGTATTTACCATAGATTTTGTTTTTGAATCATATGTTTGAACATATACCTGATTGCCATCTTTATCTACAGCATCTACATCTTCCATTGTTTTAGGGTTATCTAGTTCACCATTCCAGTAGTATCTGTCATCAGCTCTTACAGGTTCATCTTCCCATGTAATACCTAGTGCATCTCTATCTTCTTGTGTTGATAGCTGCAACCAATTTTTAGGATAGTTGTTACCACCAATTGAAAATGCTTGTCCAACACAAAGTGTTTTATCATTTAGTTTATAAGCCATTACCTATCTCCCTTTGGGTATTTAGCTTTGACTTCTTTTATATGGTCAAGCCATGTTTCTGTACCATCTTGTACATCATGGTATTGCATATCTAGTTGTTCAGCTAATGGTTTGTATTCTTGTTGTCTTTGATATTTATATTCTTCAGGGTCTACCCAAGCATCAACAACAGTGCTAGTAATTTTTACAAGCTCATCTTTTGCATCATAGCATAATACAGAGCCATCTTCTTGTTCTCTAATTGTTACTACATCAGGATATAATGCGTATATTGCTTTAGTATTCATTACGCTCCTACCTCCATTACTGTTATTTGTGATACAGTCCTACCATCATAAGATAAATTATTAGTATCTCTTGCTGACCTATTCCAATATCCTGTACCAGTAGATACTTTAATTTTTACAGCATAAGTAATAGCACTTGTAGAACTTGGAGAATCTAATAACGCACCTGCGTAATTCAATTGTTGTTGAGCACCAGTATTTGTAACAGTTTGAGCTCCTGTTCTACCACCAGTAGATGTTGCACTGCCAATTTCTGTACTATCTCTAAACAAAGAAGTATATAAATGATTTGAATCACCATTTGTTCCAGCATTAGTTGTAAAACTAACATATATTTTACTATCTGTTGCTGTTGGAGTAATAGCTACTGTTATTAAATTTGTATAAGTAGTAGATGTTGTTGAAACAGATGTTGTAAGTGTTTCTTGTAATACTTGCAGTATTTTACCTGCTGCGTTTACATCTGCTGTTGTTGCTAGTGTGCTTGTACTTGCTGGTAATGTAAGTGTATTAGTCCCTGCTACTGCTGGTGCTGCAATTGTAATAGCTCCAGAGGTATTTCCTGTTAATACTATATCAGCCATTATGCGTTCTCCTCATCAGCTTCTTCTGGTTGGTTACCTTCTGCTACCCATTCTAAATACTCTTGATAGTCTGTATTATCTTCATCAAAAGGAATTTGTGTTTTATTATCTAACTTTATAACGGATTCTTGTTTATTTGTAATAGTGTTTAGTGGTGTAAGTTTATACATAATTATAGCTCCGAGTCTGCTGTGAAGTGAAAGTAATAGCCATTTGCACTAGAAGGAATATTAATATATGCAGCTCCATGTTCACCCTGATGTGAGAATGTTGTTGCCACACTTGCTGCATCAGAAACCCTATATGAATATCCTACAGCACCTGTCACTCCATTATAAATAGCCATTGTAGGAGCTGCTCTTTTAGTGACTTTAAATGTTACTCCATTTCCTTGAGTAGGAGCAGAAGAAGAACTAACAGAAGATGCTGCTCCAGCAATTTGAGCTGTTGCTGGAACAGTAGTTTGGTTATAACTCTTTTCATAATATCTCTGACATAATTCTAATTGATGCCCATATTGTAAGTGTTCAAATGGTGTGGCAGATGTTCCTTCTTCTAGTTGAACTCCTGTAATTTGCCATGTTGCTGATGCGTTAGCTACAAAATGTACATTAGAAGAAATAGACCTTTTACTACCTGCTACCCATTCATTTGCTGTTGTATCAAAATTTGTTCCTGCATCTAAACCAAACATTACATTAATGCCCAATGAATTACTTGTTAGCCAAGTTCCTGATGTATCACCTGCAATAGTTACAGTTTTCTTTTCCCATGTATTAGCAGAAGAAACAGTATAGGTTGATACATAAGCTCTATCAAAAGCATTATTACTTATTGACACAGGGTATGTTCCTGTAACAGATGCTTTTACCCAAAAAGATATAGTTATTGTTTTTGCATCTGAAGTACCCCAATTTAAATGAGCAGTATTAAGTCCTTCTATTTTTTGTCTTGGAGTAAGAGCATTACCTGCACCTACTGATTGTGTTGTTGAGTTATTTGTAATTTTTAAAGAATGTGAAAATCCTGCTGGAGCATCTGTTACTTGTTGATAAGTTTGAGCATTAGTAATTCCATGTAAAAAAAGTTGCCATCTATCTGTCATCATAGCACTGGTTGAATGACTTGTGCTTGTGCCTACAAGAGTATTACTAGCACCACCATTTCTTTGGTCAATCCTCATATCACCATTAATAATTTTATTTTTACCTGCTTGTGAAGTAATAGCACTACCACTTGCATTTTGTAATCCACTAGATGTTATTTTAGCTTTTGTAGTACCACCTGATTGCAGTTCTAAATCACCACTTGTATCAGAAGTTAGCTTTAATCCGTTACTTGTATCTGCATTAATTATTGTAGCCATATTATAATACCACCCATCTTTGTCCAGTAGGAACAGTGACTGTTATTCCACTAGCAACAGTTACAGGTGATACTGACATTGCGTTGTAACCTGTAGGCACTGTGTAGTTAGTTCCTATTGTTGAATTATTTATAAACATACCATTGGTTGCACCTAATTGTGGTGCGTTACCTGTATTGGTACTATCTTGAACTACAGCTTTTTCAGCAGGATAAGTACAAAAGACATCACTTGTACCAGCTAAAGTAATTTTACTGCCACTATTGCTAGATTCTAATACAGTATCCCTAGACAAAGTTGTGCCTGAAGCTGTATAAGTTCCCAAACCTACTTCGTAATTGTTACCACTTTTAATAGCGTAGTAAGTTGTATTTGCATTACCTATAGCAGCAAAAGATTGAAAACCTGCACTTGCTCCAGCTAATGTGACTGTGCCTGTACCTGTTGTCGTAGTGGTTTCTTTTACTCTATCTTTTACAATAAGAGCCATGATTTATCCTTATGCTAATGCTACAGTTAAATTGCCTGTAGTTATTTTAAATATATCACCTGCATCAACAGTTTTAGTAGCATCTAGTGCTGTGTGATATAACATATTGCCACCAGTAGAAGCATCCCATAATCCTATCCATCCAACTACACCCCATGTACCTGTAGCTGTTGGAAAAGTTATATCTGCATCTGAAGCAACCAAACCTGATGTGCCTGAAGCAGTAGCAAAAGAAGAAGCAGTCCTAGCGTAAGAGCCACCAGAAACTTCTGTTCCAGTTCCAGCATCTGTTGGGTTTGCTGTGTGTAATGATACATATGGATTGTTTACTGCTGTAAAAGCAGTTCCATTAAGTGTTAAGTTAAGAAGTTTGACTTCTAAATAATCCGACATTTCAGCCATAATAATTTACCTCGTTGAGTTAGTTATAGTAAGTGGTTGAGCAGGGTATTCAGATTCGTCATCACTTTTGCGTAAAGCTGTAACTCCTCTATCATACATACTTGCCCATGTTGCAAGTCTTTCATCATTCATCAAATATGGTTCAGCTTCACCTAGTGCTGCGTAAAGTAATAAATCAGGTGTGTTAGCTAACCAAAGGTTAGATGAATTAGTATCGCTTAAATAATCTGGTTGATGAAAGTAAACCATTTGAAGCGTGTAAACACCATCAGGAATTGGAGCAAATTGAAACTCTGCACCCAATAGTGTATAGCGATTAGGTAATCCAGAAGTAGATGAATGAGCATTTCTAAAGAAATTACTTGTAGACAAAAACTTAATTGTCTGTGGTGGATTACCTTGTAAGTGTAAATCTTTCATAGCTACAAAATCAGAAGGCAAAGATACAGTAGCATCACCTGCTGTAGTAGATGCAACAGCAACTTTAATTAATTGTCTTATGCGTAAGTCTCTGACAAGTCTATCTTCAGCTAATCTTATAAACTCTGGTATCTGGGTTGTTAAATCAGAACGAGCTAAATAATCAGCTATAGTCGCTTGTAGCGTTGTGTAATCTGTAAAAAATGCCATTTAGATTCTGCCCTGTTTTGTTCTAAAAAATCTATTGTCTGGGTCGTTTAACCATGCAAAGAATTTCTTTTGGTCTAACACATGAAACCCTCTCATTATTCCTTGCTTGTTT